GCAGATGACACGCGGATGGATAGAAGAAGCGGGCGAGTTTGAAGAAGCAGCAAAAAACAACTTATCGGCATCGCTTGGACGTTGGAAAAACAACGAATATAAACTAACGGCTAAATTGTTGCAAACGTGTAACCCGTCAAAAAACTATTTATATCGCGACTATTACATCCCGAATAAATCAAATACATTGCCCGAATGGCGCAAATTTGTGCAAGCATTGCCACAAGATAATAAGATGTTAAGCGATGGCTATCTTGACAATTTGGAAAGAAACTTAACACCGAACGAGCGCGAAAGATTATTGCAAGGCAATTGGGAAGTTGACACCGACGCGAGCGCGTTGATAGATTACAACAAAATCATTGACACATTTAGCAACAACCACGTCATTGAGGGTCGCAAATGTATAACGGCGGATATGGCGCGACTAGGCGGTGACAAAATTGTAATCATTGAATGGAACGGGTTTCGCGGACACATACGATTCTATCAAAAGCAAGACCTGGCAACAACTACGCAGATGCTAGAAGCGGCGCGTTCACGTCTTGGGTGCGGTAAGTCTGACATTCTTATTGACGAGGATGGATTGGGCGGCGGTGTTGTAGATTTCTACGGGTGCAAAGGATTTGTAAACAATGCGCGCGCGTTACCATCACCGAGCAACCCGCAAAAAGACCAAAAAGGAAATATTAAACCCGAAAACTTCGACAATCAGAAGTCACAATGTTATTACAAGTTAGCCGAACGCGTAAATAATAACGGGATTTACATAACTTACGACGATGACCGTGTGCGTGAATGGGTGATTCAAGAACTAGAGCAAGTGAAACAAAAACGTCTTGATTCTGACTTAAAAAAGGGTATTATAAGCAAAGACCACGTCAAAGAATTGATAGGTCGCTCACCCGATTTTAGTGACGCGTTAATGATGCGCGAAGCGTTTGAAATGATGCCAAGATTTGTGCCTACACCACAAGATGACTATTAATAACAAAATTGTAGTAATTTTACTTTATAATTCTTCACAATGAACATATTTGATAAGTTTCTGATAAATCTAACGGAAAAAAGAATCGACAAATTAGTTGGAACGGCGCAGATGCTACCATCAACAATGCGCAACGGCTATCTTGGTGGAAACAATGTGCCGCCAATGTATGGCGATGTCGTAACCTGGCAAGGTCAAAACGGCGTTAACCAAGTTAAGAATGGATATTGCGCAAACGATATCGTTTACTCGATAATTCGTTTGATAGAAGAAAAATGTAAGCAATCACCTTGGGCAGAATACGAAGTAATTGACGAACAAAAATATAAGCAATACAAAGGGATGTTAGCGCGCCCCGACTTGATTCAAGATTGGGATAAGGTCGCAGAGATAAAAGAAGCGGCTTTAAGATTAGTTAAAACACCTACAAAAGTAACCGACTTGTTATTGCACCCTAACGAAGAGGACACTTGGGGCGACTTAATCGAACAAATGGTCGGTTTTAAACTTATTACGGGTAATACATACGTTTACGGCAAGAAGATATTAGCTGGCAAAAATATAGGTATGCCTAATTCGTTGCACATTATGCCGTCGCAGTATATGTCGATAATTGCGAACTTAAACGAGTTTCCGATTAATATTACAGGCTATCAGTTGTATATGCAGTATATACAAATGTTTGATAAAGAGGAAATATTGCACGATAAATATTTTAATCCCGAGTGGTCAATTATAGGGTTGCAATTGTACGGCTTATCACCGCTACAAGCAGCCGCAAAAGTATTAACACGAAGCAACGAAGGCAAGAACGCAAGCGTTGCAGCATATAAAAATGGAGGCCCTAAAGGTGTGTTGTTTGTGGATGACCAACGCTATGACGGAAACGTTGCCGTACAGGAAGCAATGGCCGTAAGAAAGAAGTTAGCGCAATTTCAAGGTAGTGACCAATTTAACCAGGTTGCAACGAGTGGATACAAAATGGGATTTACGCCACTTGGTTTATCGCCTGTCGATTTAGATTTGTTGAATGCAGAAAATATGGATTTACGCGCACTTTGTAACGTTTATCAAGTGCCGTCGCAATTATTAAACGACCCCGATAATAAAACATTTAGCAACACAAAAGAAGGTGAAAAAGCATTGACGGTGCGTTGTGCCATTCCCGCGCTTGCATCTATACGCGACCAATTCAATCGTAAGTTTCAAAAGGATTGGAACGCTAAAGGGCGCGTTATTGATTTTGACACGAGCGTTTACACCGAATTACAAGAAGGCAAACTTGACACTGTTACTTGGCTTGAGAAATCTTGTTTAACACTTGAGCGCAGATACGAAATACTTGGCGAGAAAGTTCCCGATTGGATGGACGAGCAAACGCGCAGAACGATTTTAGTTCCGTCATCTATTACAACGCTTGACAACATCGAGAATCCGCCTATTAACTTGCCATCGGGATTGAATCCATATTCTAAACCAACACCACCAGCGAAATAAGTGAGTTACTACTCGACATATAAGAACATCGTTTTAAAACTACAAAACGCTTATAGGCCGCTAATTTACGCGTGTCTACAAGAACAAATTAACGCGTTTATAGTAGAATACAAGAAGAATCAAAACGCGATACCTACTGACTTACCAACACAACCGCTTTATGATACATTAATGACGATGTACGAAGCTGGCGGCATAACAATGGCAAACGTGACACAAAAAGACATTAAAAGACAAGTAAAAAAAGACGATAACAAAGAAGAAGAATCGTTGTGGCAATATATAATTCGCAGATATTACGAATTGTTTTTAATGGCCGACATCGTGCAACCGATTACAAATACAACGTTTAATCAAATCAAGCGCATTCTATTACAAGGGCAAGAAGAAGGATGGGGAATAAATAAAATGGTGGCAGCGTTAAAAGATAGCGACATCACGCGTCAACGCGCGGAGTTAATCGTGCGCACGGAATCAATGCGCGCGTCAAACGTCGGTGCAATGATAGCGGCGGCGGGTTCTAGCGTCGCAGTTATGAAACAATGGATTTCAGCACAGGACAAACGCACAAGAAGGATTCCGCGTGACCAGTTTGACCACTTACATATGAATGGCGTTGCCGTTGGATTTGATCAACCTTTTGTTGTGCCGTCAACGAGCGCACTCGACGCGATGCAATACCCAGGCGACCCAAACGGAAGCGCGGGTAACGTTTGCAATTGCAGATGCGTTGTTGCATTTGTACCGATTAGAGATGGACAAGGGCGGCCCGTTCCTGTGGAAGAATACAGGCCACAAAATGCAAGCGAGTTCAGACAATTATACGTAGCAGCGCAAGTAAATAGAAATATATTTGCATAAATGAAAAAATAACTAATTTTGTAAAAACAACGCAGATGAAAAAGTACGAATACAAAGATATGGTTGGCGATGTGGTGGACGTTGACACCGCGTGCCGCAAGGTTAAGGCCGTATGGTCAAGAATGGGGAATGTGGATTTGGATTCGGATATAATTATGCCAGGTGCGTTCACAAAGACAATTGCTGAGTGCGGCCCAATGGGTAAGAATCAAATATGGTCTTTGATTGATCATAAAGCAACAATGGGCAGCGTAATAGGTAAGCCAAGTGAGTTATACGAAGAAGGCGATATGTTGGTTGCCGTTACTGAAATACTTGACACCGAAGTTGGTGAAGACGTTTTAAAGATGTACACGGCGGGATTGATTAACCAACACTCAATTGGATTCGCTACAATAAAAAGCGATTGGCAAGATCAGGAACAAACCGTAAGGCAAATTAAAGAAGTAAGATTGTACGAAGGTAGTGCGGTGCTATGGGGTGCAAATCCTTTGACACCAACTTTGGCAATTACGAAAGATTATTTTACAAATGAAATGGCCGACACGTTAACACAACGATTTGAGAAACTTTCAAGCATAGCAAAGAAGGGAACTTTTACCGATAAAACTTTTTCCTTATTGGAAATCGAAATAAAACAAATACAAAGTGCAATAGACGAATTGCTCACTTCACCCGACCGAAAGAAGTCAGTAGAGCCGAGAAATGAAATACTAGAAGCCTTAAGACAATCAAATTTAAAACTTTCTAAATTTATTTAAAATGGACAATCAAATCTTAGCCGAAGTAGGTAAAATGACCGAAATGGTAGAAAAAATTAAGACCGAGAGCGAAAAGCAATCGAAGGATTATGGCGCATTAACTGCCCAAATCGACGCTAAAATGGCTGCATTTGCAGCAAGCGCAGAAGCAAAAAGCAGCGACGAAATTCGTGCTTTCCAAAAAGAAATGCAATCTCAATTCGATTCTTTGGCTACAAAGTCAAACGTTATCGGTGAGAAAAAAG